GGAAGCCCGCGCAGTCGCTGAAGTTGGAGGGAGAGCAGCTTCACACCCTCCGATACGAGACTGTGGTGATGATTCCCGAGCATGTTGAGGAGATTGCAGACGCAGCCGAAGCATTTGACGAGATCTCCGGTGCCGAAGACGCCGATTTCGAGGTGATCGACGAGTGACAGACCTCGGCGTCAAGGTCGTCCGCGACACGTTCGTCCCGAACCAGAAGCAGATCGACTTTTGGGCCGAAGCGAACCACCCGGACGCTGAGGAGGTCCTTTTCGACGGCGCGATCCGTTCCGGGAAGACGCAGGGTGCCTGCAAGCTGATCGTCGCCTGGGCCTGGAAGTACGGTGGCCCCAACTGGAAGTTCGTGGTCATGCGGAAGACCTACCGAGAGCTGGCGGACTCCGTTCAGGCTGCTTTCTACAAGGGCGACGGTCGGATGCCCGCAGCCTGCCCGCCCGAGCTGATCGAGCGGTACTTGGCGAAGGACGAGACGCTGATCTTGAAGAACGGGGCGCAGATCCTGTTCCGTTCAGCCGAGAACGCATCTGAGGCGGAAGACAAGATCCGCAACGTCACCATCGCCGGGTTCTTCATCGACCAGGTGGAGGAGTTGACCGGAGCCGCGTACTTCCAGCTCTACGAGACGCTGACCAGTAGAATGAGCGACCCTCGCGGGCCTGGGAAGGCGCTGCTGGTCGCTAACCCAGGTCCCGAGGATCATTGGGTGTACAACCGCTTCGTCGATCCGCTGACGAAGGAGCCGCAGACCCGCCGCGTTGCCGTCTCCCTGATGGAGAACAGGCACAACCTCGACCCGAGGTACTACGCGCGGATGATGCGGCGCAAGGAGACGAACCCGATGTTCTTCCGGCGCTTCATCCTGGGCGAATGGGGCGCGTTCGGCGGCAAGCGGTTCCCTGTGTGGGATCCAGCCATCCACGTCTGCACCCCTTTCGAGATCCCGCAGTCCTGGGAGGTCATCCAGGCCATCGACTACGGCTGGAACCACCCGACCGCTGCCGTGTGGGTCGCCATCGACTTCGAGGGCCGCTGGTGGGTGGTCGCGGAGCACTACGAGCGCGAGAAGCCGGTTTCGTGGCATTGCGCCGAGATGCTGAAGCTGGAGCAGCGGCTGAACATCGCCCCGTCGTCGCGCTGGATGGACCCGTCCACCTGGGCGAAGCGTTCCGAGTACGAGTCCACCGCCTTGGAGTTCGCGGACTACGGCATCTTCGCTGCGCGCGCTCAGAACGAACGCTTGGGCGGCTGGAACCGGATCGACGAGATGCTGTCTGAGCGGATGGCCGACGGTTTCCCGCGGATGCGCTTCTTCGACACCTGCGCGAACGTGATCAGGGAGCTGCCGTCCGCGAAGATCAAGGAGGGCACCGACGACATCGAGAAGGAGAACGACGACGCTTTGGACGCGCTCCGCTACGCGATCATGTCGCGGATGCCGTCGCCCATCGAACAGGAAGAAGAAAAGCCCTATCTGGAGCGCCTTCTGGAGCATCGGCTCGACAAGGCCGTTCACCCGGAAGACCGCAATCTGCGGATGCTCTAGCCGACCGAAGGAGTACAGTCCGCGCCATGCCTGAGTTCAAGATCGTCCGCAACGCAGAACGCTCCCCGACACGGTGCTTCCTGTGTCACGACCACACCGGCCCGTTCGTGGATACGCAGATCGAAAACTCGGAGAATCCCGAGAGTGTGTACATGAACATCTACATCTGCGCGCCGAACGACAAGCGCAGCGGATGCGCCGGTCAGATCGCAAACCAGGCCGGTTTCGTTTCTGTACAGGAGGTCGAAAACCGTGAAAGAACGATCATGGAGCTGGAAGCCGAGATCCAGAGGCTCAAGAGCACAGAGTTCAGCTTCACCATCGAGTCTCAAACCCTCAACCCTGCCGAGCCTGCCAGACCCGTCAGCCTCACCAACTTCCACGAAGCCTGATGCCGATTCTGCCATTCGAGAGCGCAGTCCTTCACGCGAAGGTGAACCGGCACCGTCCGGCACCGCCGAGGCGTCCGTTGGGACCGCAGGGGATGCTGACAGCGCAGGGAGTGCCAGCGGTGGATCCGAACGCAGCGTGGACGAAGCTGGCGCGGCAGTTTCGGCCGATCAAGCGACCGATGATGGGAGGAACGTACTGATGTCGAAGGCAAAGCCGAAGGACAACGACTTCACCGACGCTGACAAGAGCGTCTACCAGCTCTACCGGAGCAAGGAGCAGTTCCGGGCAACGCAGATCGACCACAACTTCGAGGCATCCGACGGAGATCAGGAAGCAGCCGGTGACGCCGGTGACTTCCTCTGCTTCGGTGCGAACGGCGAGCTGTTCGTGAAGACCGCCGAGGAGATCGAGGCGTACCAGCCGATTGCCGATTCAGAGAGGGCGAAGGTCTGATGATCGGCGTCCTGCTTCTCTGCATCGCGTTCCTCTGCTTCCTGCTGGCCGCAGTCGGGCAGACGGTGCTGGACCAGCCGCCGCACGACCTCGTTGCCTGGGGTCTGGCCGCGTACATGTTGTCGATCATCGTCGGCGCGGCAGGCCCGTTCATCGCTCGTTACAACAAGGAGTAGCCGTGGGTCTGTACGACCGGAACATGGCGTCCACCGACAACCGCGGCTTCTGGAAGCGGTTTCGGGATCTGAGCAAGGGTCGGATCAAGCAGGGTCCTGTGGCGACCAAGCAGGACAGCCTGTCCACGTACACGGGGACCTTGAGAACGATGCACGGTCTTCAGAAGACCGGCATGTCCAGAGACGAGGCGAAAGGCGTCGTCGAGGGCGCGAAGAAGGCTGCGAACGCAAAGCCCCGGAGGGGCTGATGTGGATTCGTAGGAAGACGCTCGACCAGATCCAGCGGGATCACGCTCGCGAGCGCGCTGCCTGGGCAGCCGAGCGGCGTGAGATGCTGAACCGGATCATGTACATGGCCGACCGGCCGTGGATGCTTCCGGACTACGCAGTCAAGGACGAGCCGACAGAGGACGAGTTGGAATCCGACTTCACCTACCCTGAGCAGTTGGCGCTGACGTGAGTGCCCTCTACGACGAGCCAGCACGACTGGCCCAAGAGGGCACCAGCCCTGCCGACGACGAGCTTCTTACGAAGGTCCTTGACCGGCGCAAGCAGGGGTTGGACGAGCGGAAGAAGTACGAACCCACATGGCGGCTCTGCGAGAGCTTTCTCGCGGGCCGTCATTGGGTCGGATGGTCTGAGCGCAACCGGCGCGTCGTAGAGGAGCCGAACCCGCAGAAGCGGGAGCGCCACACCGTCAACATGATCGGCACCTACCACTCGACGGTGCTGGGGAAGCTGTACGTGGAGGAACTGCGTCCCGACGTGCTGTTCGCGGAGAACGAGGACGTGGACGCCGAGGAGATCGCCACCCACCTCCAGAAGACTTCGCGCTACCTGTGGGACACCGAGGTCGAAGCTGACAGCGAATGCTACGACCTGATCCACAAGCTTTGTACGTACGGGACATCTGCGCTGCGCTGCTACTTCGACCCGATGCAGGGTCCGGAGTTGGGCGAGTTCCCTGTCGGGGACGACGGCGAGCCGATCTACGACATGGCCGCGGCGCGCGAGTACATGGCGATGGCGATGCAGGCCGGGATCCAGCCGAAGATGAAGCCTGTCCGCGAGGGCCGCATCTGCTGGGAAGCCCTCGGCCCGCTGAACATCATCGTCCCGCCCGGTGTGGAGAAGGAACGCAACTTCCCCTGGCTGATGATCGAGCGCGCCGTCTGGTTGCAGGACGCGAAGGAGCGCTGGCCCAAGTCGGCCGGGAAGCTCCACGAGATGGATCTTCGCACCACCACGTCAGGGCGCGACCTGTCCGATGGGGCGCAGGGTGGCAGCCCGACGACGGCTGGGAAGCTGAAGGAACACACGCTGATCACCACCTACTACGAGATGCCGACCCCGAAGAACCCGAAGGGCCGCACCATCGAGTTCACGGAGTCCACGATCCTGTCGAAGACGGACCACCTGCCGTACATGCTGAAGGGCAGGCCGCACACCGGGATCACGTTCTTCCACTACAACACGGTGGACGGGCGCTTCCTCGGCAAGGGAGTCATCGAAGACCTGATCGGCCCGAACCGCCAACTGAACCGGGCGCGGTCGCAGAACATCGAGCTGAAGGACCGGAACCTCGGGCGCGTCTACGCGCGGAAGGGAACGCTGACCGAGGCGACGATGCCCACCGGCAAGATCATGGAACTGATCGAGGTTCCAATGCACGCGGAGTATCCGCAGGAGGTGGCTGGCGGTGGAATCGGGCCTTGGGTCCAGCAGGAAGCGGAGATCAACCACAACGACATGGAGCGTGTCGCGGGGCTGCACGATTCCTCGATGGGGCAGGCACCAGAGGGAGTTGAAGCGTTCAGCGCAATGGCGCTCCTCCAGCAGGCAGACGACCGGCGCGTAGGCCCGACCCTGAAGAACATCAGGATGGGCTTGTGCGACTCGCTGATGCTGACGCTGCACCTGGCGAAGCGGTACTGGCGCGACGAGAAGCGCATCGCCATCGTCGGCCGGGACAGCCAGGTCGAGGTCCACATCTACAAGAAGGCGGCGTGGCCGGACGAGTTCTACGTTCACCCGTCCAAGCAGTCGCCTCTGCCGACCTCCCCCGCTGCCGAAGCGCAGAAGATTTTTGACCTGTTCCACGCCGCCACGTCTGCTGGACAGCCGCTGCCTCCTGAGTGGCTGAAGGACAGCATCGACGCTGGCCGCCCGCTGGCGTTCCCGAAGCGCGAGGAGCAGGTGCAGCAGCGGAAGGCGGAGATGGAGCACTACTTCATGGCGCAGGGCGCGATGGTGCTGCCGGATCCGTTCTC